TGCACGAAGTCAGACATGTTGATGAAGTCGTTGTTGTCGCAGTCGAACACGAGACAATAGACCCCCGGAGCAGCGATCTTCATGCCCTTGGATAGCCGCTTAACCGTCGTGCCGGTCAGGATACCCTTGTCTTCGAGGCGCTTGATGGTCTCGCGGTAGTTAATCTGCAGCTTGACGCAGTCGGCTTTGAACTGCTTAGCCGGAATAAACATCTGTTTCGTATCGGGTTCGTAGCGGATAAGCAGGTCGCCACGGGGCTCCACTACCGGTGCGAAGGCCATGTTGGTGCGCGAGTCAACGCCGTCGTTAACGACCAGAACATTCTGGATATGGCGGTTGATATAGTCACCGACCACTGCGCTGACATCGGCTAGCGGGGCTTCAACTTCCATGCGCATCTCGCGGACCTTGGTAGTAATCCACTTATAGATAGCCTTCATATCCCAGTCGATCAGCCCCAGATGTTTAGCGATCAGGCCCCCGGTGATATTCGCCGCAAGTACCGCAGACCAGAAACGTTCGCGCTGCGTGAGCTTGAGTTCCCGGTCGATCTTGACTTGGATGCCGAGTGCGGTTGTTTTCGCTTCCTCGACGTTCTTTATGAGCCAAGCAGCGTAGATATCCCCAGCATGGCCGTAGTTCTCCATAAGCTGGTGGTCGAACATCTGCTTGCCTTCTTCTTGATCGATGGCCTTGGTGAACTCGATCTTGTATTCCAGCAGGCGCATAAGCTCGCCATCAGGCGATGCCTTCATGGTTGCCATCTTCTCGTAGAAAGATGCGTTAGAGCTACAGAGCGAGATCGTCCGCCACGATGTCAGGTTCGCGCGCAGTTCGTTGCTGTGCGTCTTCATGCGGTCCTTACCCCGTCCCTGAGACATATTGTACGCAAGCTCAGAGAACTCGGCGGGGGTTGTGTTCGTCATCTCGTCAATGGTGAACGGCAGGTTATTCATGACGCCCAGACGCAAGACCTTACCGTTGAACGTGTCCTTCTGTACCGCGCAGAGCCGATCAGGCGTACCATAAACGCTGTTACACATGTGCAGGATGGTCGTCTTGCCGGTGCCGGAGCTAGGGTGGATGACGTTGATGATTGCGCCATTCTGGCCCATGAACTTAAGGAGCGGTGCGCCAAAGGCAGATAGCGCAGCAAACGCATGGGCTTCCAGTCCCGGCCTGCCATAAAGGTTAAAGACCTCTTTCCACTTTTCTATTGTACCCTTGGGTTGCATATACTCTGCAAGTGCGGACGTGACGGTTGATGGCGGGCTATGGAACACCCCGTCCTTTGTGATCTCTCGGTCTCCGATAACGAATTTGCTGTCGGCCTCGGCCCAACCAAACTGAAGTCTCATTTGTTCTATCCTTCCGCATTCTTGGATTTCGTGAATTGCTATCTGCAGGCAGTCTATAAGCATGGTGAAGCGCTTGGTGCCGCACATGACACCTTCGTCGGCTAGTATTTTGCGCAGTTCTACCGGATCGGTAGCCTTCCTGTTGGCTACGACGAACTCTTTCACCCCGTCTGCCGGGGAGTGGTACCGGAGCATTACAACGTCTTTGTCGATGGGGTCACGTAGGCGTTTAACTACGTAGACATCCCGCTGGTACACGAGAAGCGGAGGGTTTTCTTCGTTCTCGCTGCGGCGGTAGATGCCGCCATTCGCCCCACGAAAGTAAGGCTCCGGGTATTCCGGGATGGTGTACGTCTTTGCTGCTGTGCCAGTGTCGTCCGCTTCTACAGTGACAACGTGGTCTTCTGGAGTGGCTTCCTTGATATCGCGGCCCAGCACGATGGGGCTCTTGATCTTGCCCTTGAACGGGCAGTCGTCGCAACCACCGGGGTTATTGCGCTCGAACATATCGCAGGTGTGCGGCCCGACAATATGCTTGATCTTTGCCACCGTGACAGCGGGGTCATAGCCCTCGTAACCTTCGGATATCTGGTGGATAGCCCTTTCTTGGTCGGAGCAGAACTTAGCTACGGAGAGCGCGTCGAACCACCTTGGCTCGGATATCTCTGCCCTGTGTAGGTAGCTGTCTGCGAGTTGAGCGCAGCCGTTACCATTGCCGCTACGGCGCATAATCTTGGCAAAGCTGGACATGTTATTGTCCTGCATGGCCTTGGCGAACTCACTTAGTTCACGCTTGACCTTGGGCGCGGTAGCGACCGGCGCGGCTTCAAAATTCAGCAAGCTGCACAGATGCACAAAATCAACTGGCGGTGCTTCATTCATGACCGTTACCAGCGCAGGGGGGTCGTCCTTGTAGTTATATGTACCGGGTACGCGCAGCACACGGGCCACTTCGAAACAGGCGGGGTCGATATAAAGTTTGTGCGTTATGCAAAGCTGCTGCAGCCTAGCCGCTACCGGCTCCCACTGTGCGCGGGTCACCTCTTCAGTCAGCGCCCAGTATACGTGTATCCCGCGTCCTGAGTTAACGAGGATAGGCCTAGGCAATCCGACGAGGTTGCAGAAGCTCTGGAGGGCAAGTAGCCCATCTGCTTGCGTCTGGTACCCATCGGGTCTACCCGTCTTAGCATTGACGCGCGCCTTGGCTTCACCGCAGTCGATATCCAACCAAAAGGATTTCAGCGCCTTAACATTATCCTTGGTGCGGTTGGCGTCGGTCTCGAACTTTGCGACACCGAAGAAGGTATTATACCCCCGCGTATCAAAGTCCTTTACGGCTTGGTTGGCTTCTTTTCGGGTGGCGACTATACGTTGACGAGGCCCCATGCCGTCCTTCAGACCAAGCACACAGAACCACCCGGAGGATGGCTGCACTGCTTCAAGGAGATCGAAATCGGACATGGGGGTTCCATCAACGAAAGAAGGCTCTTCCGAGGGTAGGGGGGTTAGAGGTGTATTATTCTGGTCTAGGTAAGAGCCTCGATATAACTCTCGACAGCTTCCACCATGCTAGCTCGCGGGGCGTTAACCCCGCTGAACCAGTTGTAGACGGTCTGCCGACTTACCCGTAGTGCTGTTGCCACATCTGCCACGGGACGGTTGCGTTGGATACACAGCCTTCCGAGACGAACACCGAGAAGGCATTCATCCGCAGTATGGTTTAGCAGCGTTAGGCGCAGGCTGTATCCGTAACTCATGGTGCTTACTTGTCCGCCCACGCATCGACGATGGAGGCGAGGTCGGGTTTATCCACCACGGCTTCGGGCTTCTTAGCTACACTGCGTTTGACAGGTTCCGACGGGGGCGCAACGACGATCTCATCTTCGTCCTCGTCATCCGGCTCTTCAGAACGAACGATCTTAGCCGGGGCAGGGACAGGGGCAGGAGCCGCCTTAACCGCCGCAGGAGGCAGTGCCGTAACACCGTCCGTTTGTGCGACCGTCAGAGAGATATAGCGCTTGGCATCCGGCTGCTTCTGCGTAGAACGCACCAGTTCGTACTCTTCATCGGAGGTATTACGCAGCGGCGTGAACATCAGTTCCATAGTGTCGGCGTTCAGGTCGAAGCTGATCTTGGTGACAACGTTATCCAGTTGTTCACCGTTCGCAGACAGGAACTTCATGTAGCTTTCGAAAGGATGCGAGTTACCGAGCCCCTTACCGAAGAGCGACTTACCCGGGACGTTAAACTGGTACAGTTCGCCAGTCTCGTCTCCTTCGACCAGCACCGAAAGACGCCGCTGATAACGGCAAGCTTTGCCGCCCAGCTTGCCAGAGCCTTTGATGTTCTGCGGGCATTCGACACAGCTAGAAGCCTGCCGGTTCGGTGCTCCCGCTTCGGGTGTCGTACCAAGATTAGACCAGCAGTCTGGCAGGGTAGCCTTACCGTTCGGATCGTACTCTTCTTGGTAGAACGTACGCGAGACGCTCGGCAGCCACGCAGCGATGATAACGTTGATCTCGCCACGAACCGGCGTACCGATCTGCTCGCCGTTCACAATACGCTTGAACGTGCCGTTGGTGTTGGTCTGGATACGTCGGTTGGTAAGCCCGCTAGATGCCGAAGCCTTTGCGAAGTCACTAAGTTCCCGCTTGAGGCCAGACATGCTTGTCTGTTGGGAAAAGATGGTAAGTTCGGTCATTCAGATTATCCTTATTTAGCGTTCGGTTTACGGACTTGGATTGAGAACTTCCGGTCAGCCTGTAGGCCAGCCGGGGTATTCTCCGGGTTATCTTCGAGGAACTGTTTCATGTTCCCGTTGTGGATGCGTTGCTCAAGCAGGAACGGGGCATCATGCTCTCTAATGTAGTCGTACATGGACTCCCAATCGCTAGTCCAGTACCGAGATGTGATGCGCCGGGAGACAGTGCCCATTGCGGTCTTGATGCTGTCGGCGTTCTGCGTGTTGCAGATATCCAGCAGCTTGTTAGCGACAGCGTCGAACTCGACTTTCAGCGCGGCGATCTCTTCCTTGTGCTGCTCTTCCTTATCCGCAATCACCCCACGTATTTTAAGGTACACGGTGACGAGCGAATCAAGCGGTAGTTCTTCAGACATTGGTTGCTCCTTATCGCCTCTTTTGGGCGTACTGGGTTCTAGCATACTATTAGACAGTGTCAAGCTCTCTCCGATAGAGGTCGATGATTTTCTCGTGGTTGTCGATGTTCCCCTGCAGCATCTTGTACAGTCGGGCTTCAACGTCGCTGCCGCTGATGTGCACAATCTGCATGGCGTTCTTCTGGCCCGGGCGGTTGATGCGGGCGTTGGCCTGCAGGTAAGTCTCGACGCTTGTAACCGGGGCGTACCAGATGATGGTGTTCGCCGCTGTCAGAGTCAGGCCGTGTGACGCCGCTTGCGGCTGGATAATCAACACATGCGGGTTAGGCTGCGTCTGGAACGCCGTGACGATATCGCTGCGTTTGTTTACCGGTACCTTGCCATTGATCACCTCGCAGGAGACCTTGTGCTTGCCCAGATATTCCTTGAGGAGTTCTATGGTGTGCGTGAATGGCACAAACACCAGCACCTTGTTCGTTGATTCCTCGATCACTTCCAGCACAACGTTCAGCCGGTTGCTCACATCGAACTCGACGACCTCGCCAGTATCCGTGTAGACCGCACCCCCGGAAATCTGCAGGAGCTTGTTGACCTTAGCGGCGGCGTTAACCGCTGAGACTTCCTCACCCGCTGCCTCTATGAGCATCTGGTTCTTGAGCTTCCTGTAGTACTTCTCCTGCATAGACGTGAGCGGGGCGTCCCGATCTGTATGGATAACGTCTGGCAAATCGAGGCACTGATCCCGTTCAAACCGGATAGCGGGCTGCAAGACTTTATGTACGACGGTCTGTGCGTGTGGCTTAGGCATCCACTTAAACTGGGTAACCTTGTACATGACGGAGTCCCGGTAGAGACCAAAATACCTCGGGGTGTTATCTGGGTTAACCAGCTTAGCGAGCCCGTATGCATCCGCCGGAGACTGTGCAGCGGGCGTACCCGTCAGCATCCAGAGGCCCTTAGCCGTAGCGACAACATCTCGTAACACCTTCCAGCGGTCGGTCATTACATTCTTGTAGGCGTTGGCCTCGTCCACGACGATCAGGTCAAACTTACCCTCTATGATCTCCTGCTTAACCACAGCGAGACCGTCGAAGTTAATGATGACAAACTCCGCACCCGCCGCGATGATCTTCTTCCGGGTCTTGGCATCTCCGTACGCTATAGAGCAGCTTCGGTGCATAGCGAACTTGAACAAGTCCTGCTGCCATGCGGATTTCATGATGGATAGCGGGCAGATCACCAGCACTCGCTTGATGACCTTAATGTTTATAAGATAGTCCACAGCCCAGATCACAGACGCGGTCTTCCCTGTACCCTGCTCGTTAAAGCAGAACGCCTTCTTATGAAGGGTCAGGAACTCAGCGGTTTCTTTCTGGTGATCGAAGGGCTTGAACTTACCAGTCCACTGGTAGTCCGACTTGATACCCATTATTTTACTGAATGGTCCTTGTTGCGCGCGTAAGACCGGTTGTTATGAGCGGTCTTAACCCGGAGGTTGCTGGGTGTAGTTTTCCCGCCTTTAGACAGCGGTTTTGTATGGTCGACGTCCTTGCCATCACCCTTATGGACTAGGCCCTTTTTTTCCATGATGGCACGAGCCTTGTTACGCTCGGCGCGTTTCTTCTTAACTGCAGGGGTGCCATCGTATTGTGCGTACTCGCGGCTGTAATTCCTATCCGCCTTGTTCTTGTACGGCATGATCCGCGACCCTTCTGCACCAGCCTATGAACTCGGGAAGTGGTGTGTCCACTCGAAACTTGTTTAGCACGGCGCACACTAACTGTACATTATCCCTACTATACGAGCCTTTGGGGGCTATACGGTCTAAACTAGCATTGGTTTGTGTATGGTGGCCTTTGATCAAAATACACGTCATAGGGACCCCAGATAAGGCGCAAAGACCCTGTTGGTTTTCTAGTATATGTAGACAATCCTCACGAGTAAGAACGCCTTGTCGCCCCTTTTGGGTGCACAGCCGCCCAAAGTATTTACCCCAGTTGCCACTGATCAGTTTGTATTGCGCGGGGGTACTTGCGCTCCCACAAAACCGTGCGTACTTCCGTTTACAAGTGACACTACAGAACTTCTGCGCGCCCGATTTCGGGGGGAAGATCGTGCTACATAGCCTGCACGGCCTATGTACCCAGTCTGCGTTGTCGTGGTGCCATCCGGCCATATTACAAAAGTACGCACGTTACCACAGGATGTCAAGCCTTAAGCAGGGAATAATCGGCTACCTTTCTGCACCAGTCTTTG